ACCATCAGTCGTGTCTATGTTATATTCTTCATATGGATCTAGTTTACCATAGTCAAAGACTGATAACTCTTGATCTTCAACGATTGGAGATCCATCTAAACATATCAATATAGATTCTTTTTTGACTCTCAATATTTTATCTTTGACTATCGTTCCATTCCAATCTTGTTTTTTATCTAATGTGCTGAAACCAATAATATAAAAATCTTCAACTGCCTCCATCATAAAAGCATCATATAATTTATCCTTAGTACAATAAAAATCTCCTTTTTTAATTAAGTCATATCCCTGCTTAAATGGTACACCAAATTTAGCAGAACCTTTGACAACGTAGTGATATAATCCATAACTTAAATATTCAGGTTCAATACCTATCCATCCCTTCTCTGCTTCTAGAGAACATATTGCAAATTTATCTTCTCTAATTTTTCTAAATGCACTTTTTGATTTCATTTAAATTTAATTTTTTGTACATTAATATGAAATATGGATGTATCTAATTCCCTTCCTTTAATCATTTTAAGTTTTTTAACAACGAATTTTGTCATCTATTGTCTTGTGATACTGCCCAAGTTGATACGATATATTTGTCTTGACCTATTGGTGGATTACCCCTATGAGTATGTGTAAAAGCAGCAGGAAATATAATCAACCTACCTTGCTTTGCTTTAATTCTTTTATTCATATATAAAAACTCTGTTTCACCACCTTCATCTATCGTGTTAAGATATAATTGTATTACTAATTTTCTAGGAGAAACTGTAAGTCCACTATTTTCATAATGCCAATCATGAAATCCACCACCTATTGGTATTTTTTTTACCTTCGTATCATACAGTAATAATTTTTCTTTTCCAAGAACACTAAATTCTTTTAAATAATGAAAAACTGATTCACTTATTGATGGAAGAAATTTTAGAGAGAGATTATCTCCAGCTAATATATCATAATTAAAATCATTATTAAAGTTCATAGTTAAATGATCTCTGCTATGATATGATTCATCTTCTTTTAAAATTAAACCATTACTAATATAATGTTCAATAAGATTGATGTATTCATTACATTCTTCGGGTGACATAAAGTCATCAATCACCGATATAAAGTCATTCATAATTTTATACTCCAAGGATTAACACATAATGCTATTCTATCACCCATAAAGGGTTCTGCACAATGATTTAGTTCAGGTGAAAATATCACCATACGATTTGATTTAGGTGTTATTATATCGTCTTCGATATGCAGTTTTCCTCCTTTAAGATTTTCTACTTTTAGGTAGTATACCACAGAACACAATGGAAATCTAGTTTGTCCTGTTACACTGACTAATTGTTCATCTTGATCAATATGCCAACCTCTAGGTATTGTATTATTGTGTGTCCAAAATTCATAACCTTTACAGGTTGATAGGTCAAAAAATGAACCTGCGACATTTAATATTTGTAGACAAAAATCTTGAAAATGATGTTCTTCATCCAATGAATACCATTTTTCTTTATAATTGTCAACTCCTGTCTTTTTTTTATTCTGTTGTAGTAAATCAATACAGTCAGATTGAAATGTAGGATTTCCTACAACTTCATCCATAATAATAATCATTTAATCTAGAACACACCTCCAACTATTACACCACCTTCATTAGAAGGTATTGTCTTATCTCCTGTGCTATTACTTTGCACAGTATTTGAACTGAATATTATACCATGACCGTTATTTCCAGCAGATCCTCCTCCCGCTACATTAGGACTTCCAGCACTTCCACCTGTAGGATTATCATTTATATCTCCTCCATTTCCTCCATTACCACCACCGCCACCACCAGCACCATGATCAGCTCCAACCCCAAAACCATTTCCTTGATTACCACCTGCATCAAATGTGCCATCCTGACCTGCAGTTCCAGTGCTAATAGAACCACCATATCCACCTGAGTTAGATGGTCCTCCATCACCAGCAGGGATGCCAGCACCACCGCCACCGCCACCGCCTGACCTTCCATAGTCAGTCATACTTTTATTAGGGTCAGAGTTAGATCCTGCTCCACCACCGCCACCGCCATAACCACATCTTATGGTACCATTATTGTTTATTTGTGCTGGATATTCTACACCTAAACCACTTGAACCTGCGAAAGCTTGTGCAGGGGTTCCACCATTTGTAGTCCCCTGTCTTCCATTTCCACCAGCACCTTGTAATCTTCCTGAAGAACCAATATCTATTTGTAATGATGTGCCAGATGGCCATCCACCTGTTCTAAGGGCAACTTTATTTACATCTGTGCCAGAGTCAGATTTAACTCCACCCACTTCTTTATTCACATGAATAAAAACTTTTTTTCCACCACCCCACGCTGTTGATGATAGATTATATGTTCCTGTTGAAAAAGTACCTGTTGGTCTAGATCTATAACCTCCAACAACTTTAACTCTATTAGATTGATTATTATATCTCCAAGTTGCTGCCATTGTATTAGCACCATCATCTTCACGATTTAATATGTTATTTGCCTCTCCACCTGATGAACCAGTATCATCATAATAGTCTACTACAAGATTTAATTTTTTACCATAAAAATCGCTAAACTTTATTTCGCCCGAAGTGGGAATACCTGCATCTAATGGGAGATTAGATAATGAACCAAGATTTTTATTTTGAAAATTTGTGTCAGAAGAGCGATATTCTCCTAGACTTCTGCCAGGATTAGAACCAAATTCTGCTTCAATATCATTTTGAAAACTTAATTGATCTCCTGACGTTTTGTTAATTGTCATAGTTAATGAAGATTTTCCCAGTTTGCAACATTGTATGCACCAGTTCCAACATATACTTGTAATTTATTTGCAGTCGTGTTGTAAATGATTGACCCAGATACTACATCCACTAAAGCAGCCCTTTGTGTTGTATCTACTTTTGGTGGTATCATATACATTCTATTTGCTGCTAATCCTGTAGTTGCTTGACCAGCATCAGCAAAATCAACTGCAGCTCTAGGTTCATCAGTACCAATTCCTATTGGATCTAGTGCAACAACTGCACCATTTACTAATAATGCGTTACCATTAATATCATCAGTTCTTATACCAACATTACCACTATCTGTTATAGTAAACTTTTTATTCGCTTCATGATTAACAGCAAATTTAAAGTTACTCATTGTGGTTCCAATACCAACACCAGCAGCAGATAATTCACCAAATTCATAGTAATTATTAATATCAAGGTCAATTCTACTAAATGTTGATACACCTGAAGTTGCATTGACATTTCCAGTTAAAGTTCCAGTAACATCACCAACAACATTCAAGGCAGCATTTCCTGATACATTTAAATCTCCACCTAAAATAACATTTCCTGTGATAGTTGCTGCACCAAGAACATGGAGGGGTGTAGTTGGTGTTGTAATTCCAATACCAAGTGAGCCACCAATACCCGTAAGTGTCATTAATCTTGCATTATTAATACCCCTGTGCCAATGAAAATCACCATTAACTGCACCTGCATTATTAGCACTGAGATAATAATTAAAATTACCAGTATCATAATTTAATATGTCAAGTGAGTGGTTAGAACTATAATTAGCTCCCGATCCTCCACCATATCTTAACTCAGCATTATTTGTATTACCTGTAGTTGGTTCTCTACCAATTGTAATACTTGCAGTGCCTGTGTCGCTTGTTACTTGAATCTCTGCATTACCAACCTTTCTTACCTGAATATCATGAGCAGGTGCATCAGTTCCTACACCGATCAGGGGTGAATTAAGTTCTGTAGTTGCTGTAATTACACCAGATGCAACGATATTAGTTGTATCTAATTGATTGTAAACAGTAACACCGACTCCAGATGTGAATAATTTTTCATTTCCATCATAGTTGAGAACAACAAAGGAACCCTCAGTAAATCTTGCTAAACCTTTATTTTCTGCTCGATTTATAATTCTAATTCTATCAGCAGCTAGAACAAGGTCTTGAGCAGCACTATCATGTTTAATTTGTGAATGACCAGGTCCAGCATGATGTCCAATTACTAATGCAGCATCATCACCCATGAATAAAAACTTTTCATCTTTAAATGTTGCATGATTACCAAAAGAGAAATTACTTCCAGAACTGGTCGTTGTGACTCCTAGTGTAGAAACACCAGATACAATTAAATTAGTTGTATCTAATTGTGATGTTATAGTAACACCGACACCAGATGTTGCAAACTTTTGCACTCCATTATAGAATAATCTAACGTCTTGTTCAGGAATAGCTGTAAGCATATTTGCAATCCCTGAACCTGAATTTCTTTGTAAGGCTATGCTACTACCATTTGTTCTTAATAGTAATGCACCATCTCCTTTATCCTCTATGATATTTTGATTTCCAATATGTCCTATCTCTAAATCTCCACTATCTCCAAATGTTGCCTTTACATCATCACCAAGATTAACAGCACCAGTGTGAATTCCTTGTGTATTACCAGTGAGATTACCCGTTACATTTC